ATGCCATCACCCGCCAGTGAGCGGCTGCGAGCGGACCTACTCACCCGGCTGAAGGGATACGATCACGCAGAGACGGACCTGTTCTTCTACACCTGGTCGCTCTGGGCCCAATCGCACCAGATCGAGCCAGATGGCCCCGACTGGACCACATGGCTGCTGATGGGCGGGCGTGGCGCGGGCAAGACGCGGGCCGGTGCCGAATGGGTTCGCCAACTGGCGCGCGCCGAAATCGGACCGATCGCTCTCGTGGGCGAGACCATGGCGGAAGCGCTGGCCGTGATGGTGAAGGGCGAAAGCGGGCTGATTGAGGTTTCGTCGCGGGCGGAACGGCCGAGGCTGAATGGCACAACGCTGATATGGCCCAATGGTGTGGTGGGGCAGGTGCTGCCGGCCAACGACCCAGAACGGTTTCGCGGGCCGCAATTTGCGGCTGCCTGGTGCGACGAGATCGGCAAGTGGCCGGATGCGGAAGCTGCTTGGGACATGCTGCAGTTTGCCCTGAGATTGGGCGATCGGCCGCGCCAGATGGCGACGACGACGCCGCGGCCGACCAAGCTGATCAAGCGGCTGCTGAACGACACGCGCACCGTGGTGACGCGGGCGCCGACGACGGCCAACCAACATCTGGCGCCAAGCTTTCTCAGCGCAGTGGTGGACCGCTATCGCGGCACGGTGCTGGGGCGCCAGGAACTTGACGGCGAACTGATCGAGGACCGCCAGGATGCGCTGTGGCGGCGCGAGATGTTCGCAGCGCCGATGGGCGAGCCGGAGCGCATCGTCGTCGCGGTCGATCCGCCGGCGACGAGTACGGCGCGCGCCGATGCCTGCGGCATCGTCGTGGCGGGTCGGGTGGGCGACGGTGCACTGGTGCTGGAGGATGCGACGCTGCTGCGGGCGGCGCCGCTGACCTGGGCAAGACGGGCCGTGGCCGCGTTTCACGCCTGGAACGCCGACGCGATCGTCGTCGAAACCAACCAGGGCGGCGAGATGGCCAAGGCGGTGCTGGCGCAGGTGGATGCCATGGTGCCAGTGCGCACGGTGCACGCGAGCCGCGGCAAGTGGCTGCGCGCCGAACCGGTGGCGGCGCTCTATGCCCGCGGCCTGGTGGGACACCGGCCGGGCCTGACGGCGCTTGAGGACGAACTGTGCGCTTTCGGCGCAGACGGCAAGGCGGATGGCCATTCGCCCGACCGCGTCGACGCGCTGGTTTGGGCAATCACCGACCTGCTGCTGGTTCGAAACGAGCCGCGGCTGACGCGGATCTAAGGAGAGATTGATGGCAAACTGGTTCGACCGGCTGTTGCGCCGGGATGCAGTCGTGCCCGAAGAAAAGTCCGGCGGGCACATGCTCATCAGCCTGAGCCAGCCGCGCGAGGCGAGCTGGTCGAGACGCGGCTTTGCGAGCTTGGTCGGCACGGGATTTGCGCGCAATCCGGTGGTCTATCGCTGCGTGCGGTTGATCGCGGAAGCGGCGAACCGCGTGCCGTGGTGCGTGATCACGGATGGCAAGCACGCGACCGAGCATCCGTTGCTGGCGCTGCTCGACCGGCCCAATCCGCACCAGTCAGGCGGGGAACTGTTCGAGGCAGTGTTCGCTTACCTGCAAACGTCGGGAAACGCCTATCTGCAGGCGGTGATGCGCGACGGCGACGTGGTGGCGCTTTATGGGCTGCGGCCGGACCGGGTGCGCGTGCTGCCCGGTGCAGACGGCTGGCCGCGCGCCTACGCCTACAGCGCTGGCGGACGGACCATCGAGATTGCCCGAGATGGCGGACCGATTGCAGGCGTGGCGCACCTGTCGCTGTTCGATCCAATCGACGACCATTACGGCATGGCGCCGTTGGCGGCGGCCCAGACGAGCCTCGACATCCACAACGCCGCCTCGGCCTGGAACAAGGCGCTGCTCGACAACGCGGCGAGACCATCGGGCGCACTGGTCTATTCGGCAGCGGGCGGAAACCTGACGCACGAACAGTTCGAGCGGCTGAAGACCGAGCTCGAAGCACAGTTCTCCGGCACGGCCAACGCCGGGCGCCCCATGGTGCTCGAAGGCGGGCTCGACTGGAAGACGCTGTCGCTCAGCCCCAAGGAGATGGACTTCATCGAGGCGCGCAATGCTGCCGCACGCGATATCGCGCTGGCCTTCGGCGTACCGCCCATGCTGCTCGGCATTCCGGGCGACAACACCTACGCCAACCTCGCCGAGGCAAACCGAGCGCTGTGGCGCCAGACCGTCGTGCCGCTCGTGACCCGAGTGGCTGACGAGATGTCGACCTGGCTGGGACCGGCATTTGGCGGGGCGACGCTGATAGCGGATTTCGACGGGGTCGAAGCACTGGCCGAAGACAGGGCAGCGCTCTGGGCCCGGGTGAGCGCAGCGGACTTTCTGTCCGATGCGGAGAAGCGGGCGCTGGTGGGAGTTTAGCGCAGCCATTCGCCCGCAACGAGAACGACAGAGATGGTCCCCGGGTCTTCGCCCGGGGTGACAACCGCGTGTGCGGAAAACGCCGCGTGTCAGTCCCGCCTTGAGCCGGGGCCCCATCGCGAGCGGCCGTGGTGAAAACGCGGTCCACAAACTCAAGAAAGCATCAGCGATGGATGACCTGACACGCACGGTCGTGGAGCGGGGAGATTTGGCGCATCTGGCGCTGTTCCTGTGGGCGAGCGGCGCGAGCGCGTTGGCCGTGTTCGCGCTGCGCGAACTGGCGACGGCGAACCGGCGGTATTCCGATTTCGTCAACGAGATCGCGCACCTAAACCGCTTGTTCGGCAAAGGAGACTGAAATGGCAATAACCCGAGGCCCCAAGGGTTTGCGGCAGCGCCCCGCTGCACGAAGCAAGCCGAACAGCGGACCCAATCGCGAGGAGGCGCAGCAGACGTTTCGCGCCTTCGCCTGGAACCTGGCGGCGGCACTGAGCGAGCACTCCAAGGCAGAACGCCAGCGGGGTGGCTCGCAGCAATGAGTGCACTCACGATCGGCGCCGACGGGCGCTTTGCCGGTTATGCCGCGATCTTCGGACTGCCCGACGATGGCGGCGACGTGGTGGCGCAGGGGGCGTTCAGCGCCAGCCTGAAACGGCGCCGACCGGACGCGGTGCGCATGCTGTTCCAGCACGACCCAAAGGAGCCGATCGGGCGCTGGACCAAATTGGTCGAGGATGCCGAAGGCCTGTGGGCCGAGGGCGAACTCACGGCCGGTGTGCCGCGCGCCGACGCGCTGCGTGCGCTGATTTCGAACGGTGCGATCAACGGCCTGTCGATCGGCTTTCGCACCGTGCGCGCCGACCGACTGTCACGCAGCAAGTTGCGCCGGCTCAACGAGATCGACCTGTGGGAGATCTCGATCGTGACTTTTCCCATGCAGGACCGTGCGCGGATCGGCGCGCGGGACCGGGCGCGCACGGCACTCAACGCCGTGCTCGGCGCCTTTCGCTGAACTTTTTCGAACGTTTCTGACCCGAGAGGACCACCGTGACCGAAACCAATCCTGACCCGATGCGGCTCGAGACCAAGGCCGAGATCGCAACCCTGTTCGACGAATTCCGCAACGGCTTCGAGGCGTTCCGCGAAGCCAACGATGCGCGCCTCGCCGATATCGAGAAGCGCGGCACGGCAGACCGGCTGATCGAGGAGAAGCTTGGCCGTATCGAGACCTTTCTCGACCAGCACAAGAGCGCGCTCGACCGGGCAGCGCTTGAACGCAATCGCCCCGCGCTCGACGGACGTGCGGCCGAGCCCGACGGCTACAAGCAGGCTTTCGGCGCCTATGTGCGGCGCGGCGAAGAGAAGGCGCTCTCGGTTGGCGTGCCGGGCGATGGCGGCTACCTCGTGCCCGAGGAAACCGAGACCGAGATCCTGCGCCGGCTGTCGGCGATTTCGCCGATCCGGGCCATTGCGGGCGTCCGTCAGGTCTCGGGCGCGGTCTACAAGCGTCCGATCTCGGTGAGCGGTCCCGCGACGGGCTGGGTGGGCGAGACGACCTCGCGGCCGCAGACTGCAAGCCAGCAGCTCGACGAGTTGAGCTATCCGACCATGGAACTCTACGCCATGCCGGCGGCGACATCGGCCTTCCTCGAGGATGCTGCGGTCGATGTGGGGCAGTGGATCGCCGAGGAGATCGACACAGCGTTCGCCGCCCAGGAAACGACGGCGTTCGTCACCGGCAACGGCGTCAACAAGCCCACGGGATTCCTGAACGGAACGCCGGTGGCCGAAGACGACTGGGAATGGGGCGAGCTTGGTTATCTTGCGACTGGCGTCGACGCCGGATTGCCGGCCGGGACCGGGCCCGACATGCTGATCGACCTCGTTCACAGCCTCAAGGCCGGCTATCGCCAGAACGCCAGCTGGGTAATGAACCGCAAGACGCAAGGCACGATCCGCAAGCTCAAGGATGCGGACGGCAACTACATCTGGCACCCGTCGAACACGCCGGACGGCCGCGCGAGCCTGTTGGGCTTTCCGCTGGTCGAGGCCGAGGACATGCCCGACATCGCCGCCGACAGCTTCTCGGTGGCGTTCGGCGACTTCAAGCGCGGCTACCTCATCGTCGACCGGCGCGGGGTTTCGATCCTGCGCGATCCGTTCTCTGCCAAGCCGTATGTGCTGTTCTACACCACCAAGCGCGTGGGCGGCGGCATCGCTGACTATGCCGCGATCAAGCTTTTGAAGTTCGGCGAGAGCTGAGCGCTCATCGCCCGACGACTCCGGCGCGGCGGTTTCCCTCCCCGGCTGCCGCGCCGGACCCCTGATTCATCCATTTCCTGGACATCGCCATGATCCGTATCCAGCTGGCCGGGCCTTCCGGCGAGCCGATTTCGCTCGCCGAGGCCAAGGCCTTTCTCAAGATCGAGGACGAGGCCGAGGATGGGCTCGTCGAGGCGCTGATCACCGCGGCGCGGCTGCACTGCGAGATGGTCACCGGCACCGCGCTGATGACCCAGAGCTGGCGGCTGCTGCTCGACACGGTGCCGGCGGACGGGATGGTGACGCTGCCGGTGACGCCGTTCCAGGCGCTGAGCGCCATCACCGTGTTCGACGAGGACGGCGACCCGCACGAGCTGACGACGGCGGGCGTGCTTGATGGACCGGCGCGGCTGGTGGTGCCGAAATCGCTGTTCGAGGGCCAGGCGCCGCGGGCGCGGCAGGGCATCGAGATCGACTATGTCGCCGGGTTCGGCGACGAGCCTGAGGACGTTCCGGCCGGGCTGCGGCAGGCGCTGATGGTGCTGATCGGGCACTGGTATGAGAACCGCACGGCAGTGGTCGTTGCAGGAAGCGGTGCGCTGGTGCCGCTTGGGTTCGATGCGCTGGTGGCGCCCTATCGGCAGGTACGGCTGTGAGGCGCGACCCCGTGCCGATGCCGGGTCAGCTGACCGACCGGGTACGCATCGAGCGGCGCACGCTGACGACGATGCCCGAGGGTGGGCTGGAAGCCATCTACCTGCCGCTTGGGCATGCCTGGGCGCGGGTTCGCACGCTCGCGGGGCGAATGGGACTGCTCGACGAGCAGCGCGCGGCGACCGCCAGCCACGCCGTGGTTCTGCGCTGGCGCCACGATGTCGGACCGGGCGACCGGATCGTTTATCGCGGACGCAGGCTCGAGGTGACGGGCACGGCGGACCTGAACGGCCGCCGGGCCTATCTCAGTTTGACCTGCACCGAACAAGGACACGCGCCATGACCGAGCCGAGCGAGGCGATGCTGGCGCTGCAGGCGGCGCTGGTGGCGGCGTGGCGCGCGGATGACGCTTTGACGGCGCTGGTGCCGGCGAACCGCATCGGCGATGTGCCGCAAAGGTCGGCCGAGCCCGAGCATGTGTTGATCGAACGGCACGATGTGGCGACCCGCGACACGGACCTGACGCCCGGCTTCGAGCATCGGCTGCGGATTTCCGTGGCGGTGGCACAGCCGAGCAGGGCCGTTCTGGCTCAGGTGCTGTCTCGGGTCACCGCGGGGGCGACCTCGGTCGGCTCCGAGGACATCGCGATCCCGCTGGCGCGGCATATGCGCATCGAGACGTTTTTCGACGTGCGCTCCGGCCATGCCCGGGCGCGGATCGAACTGCGCTTTCTCACCGAACCCAATGACTGACAGGAGATTGCCATGACGGCGCAGGCCGGCAGGGACATGCTGCTCAAGCTCGACCAGACCGGATCGGGCAGTTTCTTGACCGTGGCTGGGCTGCGCACGCGCGGGCTGGCCCTGAATGCTGCGACCATCGACACGACCGACCAGGAAAGCGCCGGCCACTGGCGCGAACTGCTGAGCGGTGGCGGCGTCAAGCGCGCGGCGCTCAGCGGGGCCGGTGTGTTCAAGGACCAGGCCTCGGATGCTGCAATCCGCTCGCTGTTCTTTGCCGGCACCATCCGTGACTGGCAGCTGGTGATCCCGGATTTCGGCATCGTCGAAGGGCCGTTCCAGATCACGGCGCTTGAATTCGCCGCCGACCATGCCGGCGAGGTCACCTTCGAGATCGCGCTCGAGAGCGCCGGTCTCATCAGCTTCGAAAGCCTTGGAGAATGACGCGCATGGCCAATCTGCGACGGGGCGAAATCTCCGCCGTCATCGACGGCGAGGAACGCGTGCTGTGCCTGACGCTCGGTGCGTTGGCGGAGCTGGAGGCCCGGCTGCAGGCCGGCGATTTGACCGGGCTCGCCGAACGCTTTTCGGGCGGGCGCATCTCGGCGCGTGACCTGACGGCGATCCTCGGTGCGGGACTGCGCGGGGCCGGCAACATGGTCTCGGACGATGACCTGGCGCGCATGGCGATCGAAGGCGGGCTGGTGGGCGCGGCCGATGTCGCGGCGCGGCTGCTGCGCGCGACGTTCGGAGACGCGGCGTGAAGCCGTTCCCGTGGGACGCGGCGATGGGTTTCGGCATCGGCGTGCTGGGCTTGGGGCCCAAGGAATTCTGGGGCCTGACGCCGCGGGAGCTTGCGGCGGCCTTCGAGGCGCGCGGTGGCCGGCGCACGCGGCCGGCCGACCGCACGACGCTGAAACAGCTGATGGAGCAGTTTCCCGATGAGTGATCCCTTTGCGAGCCGCCTCGATCTCGGCCTCGATGGCGTTGCCGGCGAACTCGAACGCATCGGAGACTTGGCCGACAGCGTTTCGCGCACGCTGACGCGCACCTTTGCAGGCGCGATCAGCGAGGGGCGCGGCTTTCGCGCGATCCTTGCGGAGATCGGCCGCGCCTTTGCCGATATCGCGTTGCGCGCTGCGATCCGGCCGCTCGGTGACCTCGTGGGCGGGTTGGTCGACAGCGTGTTCCAGGCGACGAACCCGGTGCTGCAAGGCATCACGCCGTTTGCCAAGGGTGGTGTGGTGGCGGCGCCGACCTATTTTCCGCTCGGCGATGGGTTGGGCCTCATGGGCGAAGCGGGACGCGAGGCGATCCTGCCGCTGGCGCGCGGTGCCGATGGACGCCTTGGCGTGGCGGGCGGCGGTGGCGGCGTGTCGGTGACGCTTAACATAACCACGCCCGACGCCAACTGCTTTGCCGCCAGCGAGGCCGAACTCGGCGCCATGCTGCTGCGCGCGACGCGGCGCGGTCTGAGGGCAAGCTGATGAGCTTTCACCCCATTCGCTTTCCGCTCGACATCGCGCTCGGCGCGCAAGGAGGACCGGAGCGGCGCACCGATGTGACGACGCTGGCTTCGGGCCGCGAGCATCGCAATGCGCGCTGGTCGCGCTCGCGCAGGCACTACAATGCCGGTTATGGCGTGAAGTCCATCGACGATCTGGCCGTCGTCACCGCGTTCTTCGAGGAGCGCTGCGGGCGGCTGCATTCCTTCCTTTGGCGCGACGGGCTCGACTCTCAATCTGGACGGCCGGTGACGGCGTTCGACCAGCCGCTGGGGATCGGCGATGGCACGACCACGACGTTCCAACTTGTGAAGACCTATGGGACGGGCTTCGACACGCAGATCCGGCCTATCACCAAACCGGTGGCGGCGAGTGTTGTCATAGGGGGCGATGGCGTCGAGCTCGAGACGGGATTTGCCGTCGACGCGCTAACCGGGGTCGTGACCTTCGACGACGCGCCAGCCGAGGACGCGGTGCTGACGGCCGGCTTCGTGTTCGACGTTCCGGTGCGCTTCGACACCGACCGGTTGGAGGCCGTGCGCACCGGGTTCTCAGCCGCCGAGATCCCCAACATTCCGCTGATCGAGGTGTTCGAATGAGGCTGATCGATGCGGAAACGCAGGCGCACCTCGAAAGCGGCACGACGACATTGGCGACCTGCTTCAAGCTGGTGCGGACGGACGGGGTGGTGCTCGGCTTTACCGATCATGACGCGCCGATCGTGCGTGGCGGCGTGACCTACGATCCCGCATGCGGCGCCGATGGCAGTGTCGAGCCGGCGGAACTGGGGCCGAAGACAGCGACGGCGGAAATGCTCGGCGTGCTCTCGCATGCAGCCCTGGATGAGACCGACATTCTGGCGGGGCGCTATGACGGGGCCCGGGTGGAAACCTGGCGGGTGAACTGGCGCGCGCCGGACGTAGGCTATCTGCGCCGGGTCGACTCCATCGGCGAGATCGTGCGCGAGGACGGGCGGTTCCGGGCGGAGCTGCGCTCGCCGGCCCAAGCACTGAACCGCATCGAAGGCCGCATCTACCATGCGCTGTGCGATGCGCGATTGGGAGATGCGCGCTGCGGCGTCGACACTTCGGCGTTCGAGACCGAGGTGTCGGTGCTCGACGTGGCCGACGAGGCGACGGTGACGATTGCGGCGCAAACGCCGCCCGCGACCGATTGGTTTGTATTCGGAACGCTGACCTGGCTGACGGGCGCGCGCACCGGCATCGTCGATGCGGTTGCGGGTTACGTGGCGGGCGAGACCGATCAGCTGCGGTTGGCGCGGCGGCATGAGGGCACGCTAGCGGCGGGTGACACGGCGTTGCTTGTGGCCGGGTGCGATCGGCAGTTTGCGACCTGCTGCGACAAGTTCGGCAATTCGGCCTCGTTTCGCGGCTTTCCGCACATTCCAGGTAGCGACTACGTCCTGCGCTATCCGCAGCCCGGCGGGGCGCGCAACGGCGCGCCGGTGGTGCCATGATGGCGGACGTTGTGGCGTTGGCACGTGCCTGGGTCGGCACACCCTATCGGCATCGCGCCTCGATGCTGGGGGCAGGATGCGATTGCCTCGGGCTGTTGCGCGGCATCTGGCGCGAGCTGCATGGCGCCGAGCCGGTGGCGTTGCCGCCGTACCGCGCGAGCCTGCGCGACCCGGGCAATGAAGGCGCGCTGGAAGCAGCAGCGTTGAGCCTTCTTGTCTCGGCTGGCCCCGAGCTCTCTGCCGGCGATGTGCTGCTGTTCCGGCTCAACCGCGCAACACATGCGCGGCACTGCGGCATCGCGACGGGCGAGGGGACCTTCATACATGCCCAAGAAGGGCTTGGCGTCGTCGAGATGGCGCTGGTGGATGGCTGGATCAAACGCGTCGTGCTGCGCCGGCGCTTCGGCGAGGTGAACTGAATGGCAACTCTGGCACTGGCGATCGGCGGCCAGTTTGTTGGCGGACTGGTCGGCGGACCGATCGGAGCGACGGTCGGGCGGGCGCTTGGCGCGCTGGCGGGCAGCGCCATCGACGGTATGCTGTTCGGCGAACCCGAACGGCGCAGCGTCAGGCGCACGGCGCAATCGGACGTGCGGCTGACCGGCTCTACCGAAGGCATCGGCGTGCCGAAGCTATATGGCTGGAGCCGGTTGAGCGGCAACATCATCTGGGCGACCGAGCTCGAAGTGATCACGACGGTGACGGGCGGCGGTGGTGGCGGCAAGGGCTTTGCCGCGCCAAGCCAGCCGGTCGAGGCCGAGGACGAACTCATCGTCAGCTTCGCCATCGGCCTATGCGAGGGCGAGGTGCATCGGATGGGGCGCATCTGGGCCGACGGGCAATTGCTTGACACCGAAGGGCTAACGCTGCGGTTCTACGCCGGCTCGGACACACAACCGGTGGACGGATTGATCGCGGCGAAGCAGGGCGCGGGTGATGCGCCGGCCTATCGCGGGCTTTGCTACATCGTGTTCGAGCGGCTGGCGCTGAAACGCTTCGGCAATCGCATTCCGGCGATCTCGGTCGAGCTGTGCCGTGTGGTTGGTGCGCTGGAGTGCGACCTGCGCGCGGTGACGGTGATCCCCGGCGCGACGGAATATGGCTACGACCCGGCGCCGCGCCTGCGGTTGGTATCGCCGGGTGTGAGCGTCTCCGAGAACGTCCATGCAGAACCGGGCGTGAGCGATTTCACGGTCTCGATCGACGAACTGACGGCGCTGTGCCCCAACCTCGAGGCGGTGGCGCTGGTGGTGTGCTGGTTCGGCGATGATTTGCGCTGCGCCGAATGCCAGATCGGGCCGCGAACTGAGGGCGCGGGCCGCGTGATCGCAGGGTCGGACTGGCAGGTTGCGGGGCTGGGGCGCGGTGAGGTGCCGGTGGTGTCGAGCCATGACGGCGGGCCGGCCTATGGCGGCACGCCATCGGACCATGCCGTGTTGGCGGCGATTGCCGACCTCAAGGCGCGCGGGCTGCGCGTGACGCTCTACCCGATGATTCTGATGGACATTCCGGCTGGCAACACGCTGCCGGACCCGTATTGGGGCGGCACGGGTCAGCCGAGCTATCCCTGGCGCGGGCGCATCACCTGCGATCCGGCGCCGGGGCAGGCGGGCTCCCCGGATGGAACCGAGGATATCGGGACCGAGGTAACGGCGTTTCTTGGTCACGGATATCGCGCCATGCACCTGCACTATGCGGCTATCGCGGCAGCGGCCGAGGCCGATACGCTGATCATCGGCTCGGAGATGCGCGGACTGACGACGCTCAACGACGGCGCGGGCGGTTTTCCGATGGTCGACGGGCTGGTGACGCTGGCAGCCGATGTGCGCGCCATCGTCGGGCCGGACGTGAAGCTGACCTATGCGGCGGACTGGACCGAATACGCTGGCTGGCAGGGCGGCGGGGGCGGAGAGAAGTATTTTCATCTTGACCCGCTCTGGGCGGACGACAACATCGATGCGATCGGCATCGACAACTACATGCCGGTGGCGGACTGGCGCGATGGAACGGTGCATCTCGACACCGATGTAGCGGGGTCGATCTACGATGTCGCCTATCTGCGCGCGAACATCGCGGGCGGCGAGGGGTTCGACTGGTACTATAGCTCGGATGCGGATCGGCAGGCACAGCTTCGCACGCCGATCACCGATGGGGCGCATGACGAGCCGTTCGTATGGCGCTTCAAGGACCTCGTAGGGTTCTGGTCGAACCTGCACTACGACCGGCCCGGTGGCGTGCGAGCGATGGAGCCGACGGCGTGGGTTCCGGGCTCCAAGCCGGTCTGGTTTACCGAAGTCGGGTGCGGCGCGGTCGACAAGGGCGCCAACCAGCCCAACGTGTTCGGCGACGCCAAGAGTAGCGAGGACGGTCGGCCATATTTCTCGACCGGCGCGCCGGATGCGCTGATGCAGCGCCAGGTGTTGCGCGCGCATCTCGACCACTGGGCCGATTCGGCGAGCAACCCCGCGGGCATGGTCGACATTCACAACATCTACGCCTGGACTTGGGACGCGCGGCCGTATCCTGCCTTCCCGGGACGGCGCGACGTGTGGGCCGACGGGGTCAACCACGCTACGGGTCACTGGCTGACGGGGCGGCTGGGGCAGATGTCGGCGGACGAACTGGCGGTCGCGGTAGCAGCGGAGTTCGGCATCGAGCTGGAGATCGAAGGTGCGGCGGGGCCGATGGTATCGGGCTATGTCGTCGACGGGCCGGCGACGGCCCGTGAGGCGCTGGAACCGGTGCTCGAGGCGGCAGGGCTCGACATTGCCGTGCGCGGCGATGGGATGAGCCTCGTGTCCGAAATGGCGGCGCCGCGCGCGACGATCGCGTACGAGCAGTTGGTGGCGGAAGACAAGCCGGTGCTGTCGCGGCGGCGACCGGACCCGGGCGAACAGCCGGACCGGCTGGTACTCGGCTTTCTCGATCGCGAACGAGATTATCTGGCGGGGACGGTGACGGCGCTGCGGCCGGATGGACGCGGGCTGGTGGCCTCGACGAGTGCACTGACGCTCGATCCGCACGCGGCGCGCGTGGCGGCGGAGACAATGTTGTCGCGGCGCGATGGGGCTAATGACGAGGTGACGTTCGGACTGAGCGAGGCCGATGCCGCGCTGGAACCGGGCGATGTCGTCACGCTCGCCGATGTGGGGCAGGTGCGGATCACCGCGATCCGCGATGCACGCCATCGCGAGGTGACGGGGCGGCGACGATCGGCACGCGGGGCCGTGGCGAGCGAGATGACGCGGCCGCGTCCGCCGGAGCCGGTGCTGGGGATCGGGCGGCCGGATGTGGTGCTGGCGCACCTGCCGGGAACGCCGGACGATCCGCTGCGCTCGCGGCTGGTGATCGGGGCGTTCGCCGAGCCGTGGCCGGGCGATGTGGCGATCGATGGACCGGATGGCGTGACGCTGGCGCGGCTGATGCGGCCGGCGGGCATCGGCGTATTGGCGGAAGACTTCCCGGCTGGACCGGTTGAGAGCTGGGACGAGACGAGCGAGCTGGTGGTCGAGCTAAGTTGGGGTCACCCCGTGGGCGACGGCGACGCGGCGGCGCTCGAGGGGCGGCGGGCGGTGGCGGTCGAAACCGATGAGGGCGGCTGGGAGATCGTTGGGTTCGCCGAAGCCGAGCTGGTAGCGCCACAGCTTTATCGGCTGACGCGGCTGCGGCGCGGCATTGGTGGGACCATTCCATCAGTGGGTGGGGCGGCAGCAGGGCGAAGTTGCATGGTGCTCGACGCGCGCGTGGTTCAGGTGCCGGTGCCGGACGCCTGGCTTGGGACCACGCGGCCGCTGCGCATTTATGGCGGGCCGCGCGACTTCGACGGGGTCGAGGTCGATGTTGCGTTCGGCGTCGGGCCTGTGCTGCCGCTTCCGCCGGGCGATCTCGCTGCCGAGCGGATTTCAGATGACATCGTCATCACCTGGCGACGGCGCAGCCGGGCGGATGCAGGGGCGAGCGCGCATCTGACGCTGCCGCTCGACTATGCGCCGGAAGCGTACGCGGTGGCGATCTGCGACAGCGAAACGCTCGTGCGCACGCTGGCGGCTACGGGGCCGGAGGCCGTCTACACCTTGGCGCAGCAGCTGGCGGATTTCGGCGGGCCGGCGACGGATATCCGGATCGTCGTGAGCCAGCTCAGCGCCGTCTACGGAGCCGGGCACACGAGCGAGGTGCTCTTCGATGACTGACCGGTTCGAGACCTGCCTTGCGCATGTGCTGCGCCATGAAGGCGGCTACGTCGACCATCCGTCCGACCCGGGCGGGACGACCAACATGGGCATTACCCGTCGCACGCTTGCCGAGTGGCGTGGGATCACGCCGGTGACGACGCTCCCGAAAAGCGAGGTTGAGGCCCTGACCCGAAACGAGGCGGGGCGGATCTATCGCGTGCGCTACTGGGACCGCTGCCGGGCTGGCGAATTGGGTGCCGGGGTCGATCTGGCCGTGTTCGACTTCGCGGTGAATTCGGGGCCGGAGCGCGCCATTCGCACGCTGCAGGCGCTGATTGGCGTCGAGGCGGACGGCATCGTCGGGCCGGTGACGCTACGCGCCGTGGCGAACCGGCCGCTGAAAACGCTGATCGAAGCGCTGTGCGCGGCGCGGCTCGATTTCCTGGTGCGGCTTTCGACCTTTCCGACCTTCGGGCGCGGCTGGCGCCGGCGGGTCGAAGACGTGCGGCAGGCAGCGCTTGCTGACGTGGCCGCAAAACCTTCCAACCAACCGAGGACGACCATGATGGACATGCTGTCCGGCTATCGGACTTATATCGTCGGCGCTCTGATGGCGCTGACGGGCCTGGCGCAACTCGCAGGCATCGAGGTGCCTGCGCTCGAGGGCGCGTCGGGCATGCAGTTGCTTCTCGAGGCCTTCGCCATCATCTTCCTGAGGCGCGGCATCGAAACGGCGACGTCGCGCAGCTGA